GCCCCGTCTGCTTCCTTTGCCAACGGTTCTTTCTCTGCTCCGTGTACCACTCTATAGCCTCCGCTTCGGTCATGCCATTGCTGGCCAAGTAAGCAACCACCCAACCCTCAACCCTCTTGGCGTATCTGTTCACCAACATAAGGGCTCTTGACACTGGAATGCCAGCGCCTCTGGCAACCTCAGTCGCCACACACCACCTATCATCAGCATTCATTAGCACCATTGACTTGTCAACCAATCTCTGATACCCACTATAGTAGACCAACCGGAGGAAAAAGATAATGTTCGACCGAACCAAAGGGCTCGGCAGTACAGATGTGGCTGCGATTTGCGGCGTGCATCCTTATATGTCAGACGCCGAAGTTTACAACCTGAAGCTGGGGATCTCCAAAGGGCCTGAAACGTCCGAGGCCATGTACTGGGGGCTCGCCCTGGAGGATGCCATAGCCCAACGCTATGCCGAGGATCATGGGGAGACCCTGCTCAAGGTTGACCCTGTCATCCACCCGAAGCACCCGTGGGCTTTCTGCTCCCCAGACCGGCTGATTGATGGCCAGGAGAAGGGGGTGGAGATAAAGACCACCGGAACCCACAACCGGAAACGCTGGGACAACGACCAGATTCCGCAGGAGTACCTCATCCAAATCCACTGGATGATGCTCTGCCTGGGATACAGGCAGTGGGCAGTGGCTGCCCTGATTGGAGGTCAACGCTACATCGAACAAGAGGTGGAGTACGACGAGCGCCTGGGTGACGCCATCTTCAAGAAGGCACACGACTTCTGGCACAACCACATCAAGCGCCGCATACCACCACCAATTGACGACAGTGCTGCCTGCTCCCAGGCCCTGCTTGAACGCTATCCAGGCCCAACCAGTGATGAGCTGCGTGAGGCAAACAAGGACGAGGCTGGCTGGGTACAGAAGCTAGTAGACGCCAAAGAGCGTTATGCCCTCTGCAAGAAAGACGTTGCTCGGTTTGAGAACAACCTCAAGAACGCCATCGGTGAGAACCGTGGGATTCAAGGCTCGGACTTCAAGGCAACGTGGACCCCGATTACCAACGAGAGGACCGACTGGAAGGGTCTCTGCCAGAAGCTCAGCATCCCGCCAAAGCTGAAAGCAGCTCACACAACCACCACTACCTCCCGACGCTTTGTCGTCAAGACCTAACGGAGACCACCATGAAAGCGAACAAGCTAATCGAGGTGCGTCCATTCCAGGACGTTCTCGTCTATGGCTCACCAGGGACGGGTAAGACCACCTGGGCTGCCAGAGCCCCACGACCCTTCGTGATCCTCACCGAGGCACACGGGCTCTCAGCCATAGCTACCGTAAACCCCCACGCAGATGTCCACCTGGTCGATAACTACAAAGGGGTCCTGGACGCCATCAAGGCCATGCAAAGGGGCAGGCCCTGTGAGATCGAAGGACAGCCTGCCTTCCAGTTCACCCTGGATGGCGAGACCATCGTCTGCCAATCCGTGGTCCTGGACTCGCTCACCGACGTGCAGGAGCTTCTAAAGATGCACGTTGGCCGGGGTGGCAGCGCCGAGAACCTCACCCTCCAAGACTGGGGGAAGGTCTACACCGCCATCCAAGGTCTACTCCATGAGCTGCGCCGCCTGCCGGTGAACTTCATCTGCCTGGCTCTGGCCACCTCCACCGAGGACGACCAGTCCGTCAGGGAGTACAAGCCAGTGCTCCAGGGCAAAGCTCAGGCCCTGCTTGGTCAGTGGTTCAGCGTGGTCGGCTACTCACAAAGGCGTGCCGGTGACAAGGGTAACGTCGAGTACCTGATCAACTGGCAGCTGCCTGGCAACCACATCACCAAGAAGCCGCCATCCTGGCCAGACTTCGTAGTCAACAGGATCAACAAGCCGGGTAGCGTTACCCTTGGCTCGCTCCTGCTAGCCACCTTCCCAGGCATGGCTGTACCCCACAACCCTGACGACTCCGGTGACCTTGTTGACATCCGGGACAACAGCATCGCTGTGGTGCCACTCACGTCTGCCGAAATCCCATTGCCCATCGAAGAGGACGACGGTGACGAGGGCTACATCAGCACCGACGACATCACGTCGCTCAAGGTAGCCTTCATCAAGGCTATGGCGGGCAACAAGAAGATGGCCGGGAAGTCCTGGCGTCAGGCCCTTGACACTATTGGCGTCAACGGTGACGACAAGATCCCCACGGAACTCTTCGAGGAACTTGCTCGCTTGGTTCCGCAATCTCAAAACCAGACTGAAGCCATCGCTGACTTCATCGAAAGAACCTAATGGAGGAGAACATGCCGCTATTCGATCCGAAAGAACACCACAACCCACGAGGACCAAAGAAGGTGTACGACTACCCACTACTCAAGCCAGGCTCCTACACAGTCGTTGTGCAGAGCGTCTACTTTGAGGGTGGACGTGAGAAGCCGTACTACTCTGTCCGCTTCGAGCTAACCAGCGGGCAAACAGAAAACGGCTATATCAAGGAGTACCTCTCTACCACCGAGAAGGCATGGTGGAGGCTGGCTGAGTTCTGCATGGCCATTGGCCTGGTCGAGACCTTTGACCCGGTAAAGGACTACGAGATGTTCAGAGACAAAGCCATGAACCGGGTCATCTCCGTGGACACCCACAACGAAGAGAACTCACGCGGTGAAGTAGTGACCAGAGTCGAACGCTTCAACCCAACAGACCAGCACGTTGACGAGCGCTTTGAGAATGCCGGGGCGCTACCGGAAAACGACGACATCCCCTTCTGATGCAACGCCGTATTCCAATAACCCTACTAGGGAAGCCCGTTGTCTATGAAGCCTGGCTGCTTCTGCGCGCATTTCCAGAGATCCGCCCTGCGGACCTGGGCAGAATCTGCAGCACCAGGGCCTCAGATGGTTCCTGGATCAGGCGAGAGCTGAAGAAGGCTGCTCCAAGCATGCACAAGTGTGTGTTTTCTCCAACTGAGATACCCATTCAGCAACGCTATGCCAGCCTCTTCTATGACCTCTTCCACACCATTGCCACCGACAACGATCTCCCGTTCAAGCTAACCCTTAGCCAGATAGGGGCCATGGCTGGGTGCTCACCTACCAAGAGCATCGACGCCACTAACCTACTTATCGACCTTGGCCTGGTCGAGATGGAGAAGAAGCCCTCATCCGGTGTGAGGATTCTCAAGCTCTCCTATTTGGATGACGACCCAATCCCTGTTGATTCTGACCCCTATGGCGACAGCGCCAAAGCGGCTTACAGGCAACTGTTGCGAGAGAGCGGACTACTCGTATGATTGACAGGCCCTCCAGTTATGTCCTAACCTTCATCCCGTAGGGGTCCTCGTCCCTACATCTCCGTAGTTAGGTCGGAAAACCCCCGGTGTTGGCCATGCCGGGGGTTTTCTTTTTCTACTAACTAGGAGCTACAAGCCAGACTTGAAGACCACGTAGGTGCCAGCCACACCCACGGTCACGCCCACCAACCCCCACAG